CTACAACAGCGAGTGAACATGCAACAGGAGCAAAAGTATTTGGTGCATACAAAATAGCCACACTTAATGAAAGATCTTCACCAGCAGCGTATAACGATAGCACGGGTAGTCCAGCGACTACAACTACACAAACAGGTTTTACATTTGAGCTAGTTAGTAATGCTGGTAGCACAGAAACAGGAGGCGGTTTTCAGTGTACAATTGGACCGATAAATGATAGAGCTTAATTATGGCTGGATATACATACTCAAATTTAGTAACCGATATTAGAAACTACACAGAAGTAGACTCTAGTGTTTTTACTTCTGCTGTTATAAATAGATTTATAGAAAATGCTGAACATAGAATTAATATAGATCTTCCTATGGATTCTGACAGGGTTCAAGATGATGGTCAATTTGCACAAAATTTTAATACTATTACAGTTCCTACAAAAGCTTTATTTATAAGAGGTGTTCAAGTTTTTGATTCTACATCGTCAGATACAGATCAAGGTTTTTGGTTAGAAAAAAAAGATCAGACTTATATTACTGAATATGTAGGAGAAGCTACAGGTCCTGTTGGGGATAGAACAGCTCAAAACGTAAAAGGCTTACCTAAATATTATGCTATGTTTGGCGGTGCTACAACAGGCGCCGACAGTGCTACATCGGGAGCTTTATTTGTTGCACCCACTCCAGATCAGAATTATAAATATACTATTTATTATAATGTTGTGCCTACTGGTTTAGAGACCAATACAAGCGGAACATATATTAGCAATTACTTTCCTCAAGGGTTATTATATGCATGTCTAGTAGAGGCTTTTGCTTTTTTAAAAGGTCCAATGGAAATGTTGACATTATATGAGAATAAGTATAAAACTTCTATACAACAGTTTGCAGCGATGCAACTTGGAAGACGAAGGAGAGATGATTACACTGACGGAACTGTTAGGATTAAAGTCCCTTCCCCGTCTCCATAAATAGGAGATTAATATTATGGCAATAACATCGGCAGTATGTAATAGTTTTAAAACGGAAGTTTTACAAGGTATACATAATTTTACAGCATCATCTGGAAACACTTTTAACTTAGCTTTATATACAAGTTCAGCTACTTTAAATAAATCTACAACAGCATACACTACTACGGAAGAAATTACGAATACGTCAGGATCTGCTTATACTGCAAAAGGAAAAGCACTCACAAGTGTTACTCCTGCTTTATCTACAGATACTGCATGTTGTGACTTCGCAGACGTTTCTTGGACATCAGCTTCTTTTACAGCTAATGGTTGTTTAATTTTTAACGATTCAGCTACTGGTGATCCAGCAGTTTGTGCAATAGCATTCGGTGGAGACAAAACCGTATCAAGCGGAACTTTTACAATTCAATTTCCAACAGCAGACGCATCTAACGCAATTCTTAGGATAGCATAAGGAGGGACTCCTTATGTCTACATCAGTCTGGGGTGGTGATAGTCCTTCAGTAGCTTGGGGAGAAAATTCTTGGGGTGCTGCTGGAGACGTGGTAGCAGTAGGTCAATCTTTAACAACAAGTCCTGGTTCTGTAACTGCGAGAGCAGGTGCCTCAGGAGCTCCATCAGGAAACGTTGCAACATTATCAGCTGGCACAAGCACCTCTTTTGACATCGGTGCTACTGTTCAAGTTACAACCGCAGGACTATTAAATGCAACAGCAGCTTCACCACAATCAGTTGGAGGAGACGGATCATTCCAAATTTCAAGTGGTGTTTCTGCTAGCACGTCAGTTGGTTCAGTAGAAATCGATGCTCGTATTGGAGAAGGTTGGGGTAGAAGAACTTGGGGTAATTTAGTTTGGGGTGGTAACTTCTCAACAGAGGTTACTGGTATATCCATGACTGCAAGTATTGGTACGCTACAAAGCGTATTTACAGATGTAACGGTTGGAGTAACTGGTGCAGGTCTATTAACATCTACAATAGGTTTAGAGTCAATTCAAATTGACAATAGCGTTTTTGTTTTTGCTTTTGAACCTGACATGACATTAAGTCTTGGAAGTCAAAGTTTAGTACAATCAACTATTGAGCCAGTCACAGGTCAAGCACTTAACACAAGTATAAATTCAGTTTTACCAGAACCAATATTAGAAGTAGATGTAAGTGGTATTTCTGCATCTTTAAATTTAGGATCAATAAGTTTAGTACAAGGAACTACTGAACCTGTAACAGGTCAAGCTTTAGCTGCTTCTGTAAACTCAGTAATCGATTTTGTTGCATATCCAGTAACAGGATCTGCAGCGTCAACATCAGTGGGATCAGTAACTGCAGTAGGAACTGCAGGAACATCTGTAACTGGTATAGGGTTGACAACAAATATAGGCACAGTTAACATAACTTCGTGGAATGAGATTGACACTGGCGTAAATAATACGTGGACAGAGGTTGATCTTGCTGCATAGTTTTGATAGGATAGATAAAAAATGACATCAGCATACTCAACAGATTTAAAACTAGAATTAATGGTCACTGGCGAAAACGCTGGTACATGGGGTGATAAAACTAACACCAATTTAAATTTAGTACAACAAGCCATAGCTGGTTTTGAACAGGTAACACTATCAAGTGGTGGAACTTTAGCACTTGCAATGACAAATGCTACTTTGTCAAACGCGAGAAACATGGTAATCAAATTTGCTACTGCTTCAATAGCATCTAGCACAGTTTGCACAATACCAGATGGAATAGAAAAATTTTATATTTTTGATTGCACAGGATTAACTAACCCTTCTAATTTAACAATTAAAACGGCTTCTGGAACTGGTTTCTCTCCAGACAGAGCAGCTATTTTTGCTGCATATGCAGACGGAACAAATTTAAAAGAAGTATCACTAGATACATTAGGTGGAACAGTAGCTGCTGCTCAAATAGCAGATGATGCTGTAACCACTGCAAAAATTTCAAACGCAAACGTAACTACTGCAAAAATTGCTGACAATGCAATTACCACTGCTAAAATTTCAGCTTTACAAGTAACAGGTGCTAAAATGGCAGCTACAACTGTTACAATTTCTAAAATGGCAGCTAACTCTGTTGGACCTAATCAATTAGTAGCTACTGGCGTTACTGCTGCATCTTACACAACTGCTAACATAACTGTTGACGCTGACGGTAGAATTACCGCTGCATCTTCAGGATCTGGTGGTGGAACAACTCAATTAACTTTCCAACAAATGGATGCAGGAACTTACAGTTTTCAATCTCAACCTAACGCTACTAAAATTGGAGTTTATATAGCTGGCGGTGGTGGCGGATCAGGCTCACAGAGATCAGGTGGAGATGGTGGTTTTGGTATCAAATTTGTAGATATTACTGGACCTTACTCACAAAATTTAACTATTGGTGCTGGCGGTACTATGGTGCCTGCTCCAAACCCAGGTCCTGGTCAAGCTGGACAAGCATCAACTTTTGGTGACCCATCAGTTTTAATAACTGCAAACGCTGGTAGTGGTGGACCACAAGCTTACTCACCAGGTTATGGCTCTCCAGGTAATTGTCCTGACAGTGACGTAGTTATGTTCAGAACAAACCCAGAAGCAATTTATGATTTTACTTTAAATCCTAAAACCGATTTCCCTAAAAAATTACCTGCAACAGCTACAGCTGCAGATGTTGACGGCAGAGACGGTTTCTGCATGATATACGAGACGTTTTAATTATGGCTAAAAAATTACTAAAAACACCAACTGGGGGATTTGTAATGATAGGACAATCAGAGGCTGATATGAAATGCTTTATACCTACTTGGGATACTACTGTGGCTGGTAAAAATTTAGTTATTGATATTTCTGATGAAGATTATGAATCTTTAAACCATGAAGAAAAAATTGTTGACGAAGAAATAGTTGGATCTAATGTGGTAATGAAAGATCAAGATATGCCACCTCCATCAGATGGTTATGTTGCCAAAACTGCTTGGTTTGAGAATCAAACACAAATGGATGAAAACATTACTAAAATTTGCAATAGATTAGACAAAGCTTTACAAAAAGGTAATTTTACAGATAATGCTTCTTTTCAACAAAGAATTATGGACTATAAAGCAGCATTACAAAGTATTGACACATCAAGTGTATCTTTTCCAATGAACAAAACGCTAGAAAGATATTTTACTGATGCTGGTTTAGGCACACCTATAAGTAGATTTAACCTCTAGTTTACAAAAATAATACAATCGTATATAACAAACGTATGTTATTCGACAAATACGTTTACATCCAAGATAATAAAATTGACCCTGAAATAATTGCAAAGTTAATTAAATTTTTAAACTTTGCTTACGAAAAAAAATGGTATCGAGAAGGTCAGATTTTTACAAATCAATCTGCTGCAAGCTTAATAAAAGAAATAAGAAACGTAGAAACTATGGGTCTTACAAACTTACATGAATCATTAACTTTAAGTCATTGGGCTAATCTTGTAACTTATTACTTGAGTATATCAATAAATAATTATTGTCGTGTACACAAAGATGTGCCTGAAGCATCTATCAATGATATTCAAGCACTAAGATATGAAAAAGGTGGTCATTATAAATTACATATTGATGACGGCGGTAATACCTACAGAAGAATAAGTCAAATATTATATTTAAATAATGATTATGAAGGTGGTAATTTAATTTTTGAATCCACAGATGGTAAGGATAAAAAAGTGGTTGAACCCAAAGCTGGAAGAATAATAACTTGGCCAAGTAATTTTTTATTTAGACATGGCATAGAGCCAATAACTAAAGGAGTAAGACATTCAATAGTATCATGGGCAGTTTAGATAAATACAAAGTAATTAAAAATTTTTTAACTAAAGAAGAACAAGAGTTGTTAAGATTTTATACAGTTATTAAACATAGAATTAATCAAAACGAATTTGATTTTCAGCAATGCAAAGGTTTACCCATGTTTTACGGAGATCCTATCATGGAAGCATTG